TTAAGAGATCAAAGTATTGAACATGAAGGACAAGTAACTATTAAAGGAGATCCATAACGTGTTAGAATTGTTGAGTGTATTGATGTGTGGGGGTGGAAGTCCTCCCCCTCCACCTCCTCCACCTCCTCCTCCCCCACCTCCCCCAAGTCCTCCAGCTCCAATAGCTACAGTGTCAGCTAAAGCTAAATCTCCAGAGGAGAAGGCTACGACTAAGGCTAAGAGCAGGACAGCAAGGAGAGCTACGGGTAAGGGTAGGTTTAGAGTACCGCTTTCAGGTGGACCTACTGGTTTGAACATAGGGTAGACTATGTGTGATCCAGTAACCCTAACTGGCATAGCCATTGGTGCAACCGTTGGAGCAACCACTTCAGCAATTACTGGTCAAGATCCTCTTATGGGAGCACTCATGGGTGGTGCTATGGGTGGTTTTTTTCCTGGAAGTTTTGGAATTACACCTGGCAGTAGTTTTGGGTCTGCACTTGTTGGTAGTGCTGCTGGCCCTACATTTGTGACAGGTTTAGGAGCGAATATAGCTTTAGGTGGAGTAGCTTCTGCTACTGCTATGGGATTAGCTGGTGGAATGGCTATGAATATGCTCACACCACAACAACAAAGTGCTAACCAAAACCTTACTGGTATGCCTTACACACCACAAGCATATAACACTCAACACGCAAAAGTTACAGGATCAGGTGGCAGACAAGCTGCTGCCGTACTAGCATCTGAAATTAACCAAGCTAAATCCCTGAGACAAAGACAAGCAGGGGTAGCAGACTACGGCTTAGGCATGGACGTAGCCGGAACAGGATTACAAATAGCATAATATATGTATACTTCAGTTAATAAAAAATATTCAAGTTTATGTGAGAAGCGACAGTGGTTCTTAAACCGCGCATGGGATGGAGCTGAGGTAACAATTCCTTTTATTCTTCCAAGAAACTACAACCTTGATCAGGATCTTCCCACTCCTTATCAGGGCATCGGAGCTAGGGGGGTGAACAACCTAGCAGCAAAACTCCTTTTAACCCTCTTCCCCCCTAACTCCCCTTTTTTCAAGTTCCAGATAGATGACTTTACTCTACAGGAACTACAAGCTCAACGTGCTCCCATAGAAGAAGGACTCAATGCTATGGAACGTGCGGTCATGGATGAAGTAGAAGCTAAGGCCATGCGTGTCCCTTTGAGTGAGTGCTTACGTCACCTTATAATTACAGGTAATGCACTCCTTCATGCTGACAAGAACAACAAGATAAGAGTCTTTCATTTAGATCAGTATTGTGTCAGGAGAGATCCTCAAGGAGAGATGCTTGAGGTCATAGTCCTAGAGAAGATGAGCCGTGAGCTTTACAAGGATGTCTTTGGTAGTACTCCTCCTAATGAAACTGGTACTAGTTCAGACAGTCAAGAGAAAGAACTTAATTTATATACAGTAGTAAGAAGAAAAGATAATAAGATACACGTTCACCAAGAAGTCAACGATAAGAAGATCCCTAATACTAATTCTACTTATCCTTTAGATAAGAACCCTTGGTTAGCTCTAAGGTTCTCTTCAATTGATGGTGAAGATTATGGTAGAGGATTCGTAGAAGAATACTTAGGAGACTTGAGAGCACTTGAGGGTTTATCCAAGGCAATCCTGGAAGGTTCGGCTGCTGCAGCTAGAGCTATATTCCTTGTAAGACCTAACGGTACAACCAAACTAAAGACTATCTCTCAAGCTCCTAACCTAGCAGTACGACAAGGGAGTGCTGAAGATGTATCAGTACTCCAGATGGAAAAGTTTAATGATTTTAGAGTAGCTCAGGAAACTATAGGCCAAACTGAAAGAAGACTTGCTGCTGCCTTCATGCTGAACCAGAGTGTCCAGCGTGATGCTGAACGAGTTACAGCAGAAGAGATTCGGTTCTTAGCTAATGAACTGGAGACTTCTTTAGGTGGGATCTATAGTTTACTTTCCCATGAGTTACAGTTACCACTCATTAAACGTATGATTTCTGTTTTGGAACGTGAGAAAAAACTTCCCAAACTACCGGAAGGTGCGGTAGAGCCTGTCATCATAACAGGATTTGAGGCACTAGGGAGAGGTAACGATGCTAATAAACTGGCTACCTTTCTACAAACTGCTGCCCAAATACTTGGTCCAGAAGCCGTGTTAACTTATACCAATGCTAGTGATGCTCTTAAGAGATTAGGTGTTGGTTTTGGAATAGACATGAAGGGCTTGATTAAACCTGAAGAACAAGTTCAACAGGAACAGCAAGCTCAACAACAACAACAAATGATGGCTCAGGCAGGATTGGCAGCGACACCTAATGCTGTTAATCAGGTGGGCGAAATGGTAAGGGAGCGACAAGCTAATGGCAACGAAACCCAATAAGAAAAAGAAGAAAGCACCAGAAACTAGTGTTACATCCAAGACTCAATTCAAGGATGTAGATAGAACGATGGAGTTCTTAGAACAGAAAGCTGGTGTAGCTACGAAGAATGGATTACCTTCTACCTACACCAAGATTAAACTTCCTAGTGGAACTATCAAAGAATCATACGGAGAGCGATATGGCAAACCAGATAACAGTTGAAAGCGAAGCTCCCCCAAGTATGGATGAATACAACAGGGAGATGGCATCAAAAGCTACCCTTGCAGAGAATACTATTGATCAAGGTGTAGTTCCTTTAGAAGAGCCTGAAGTAGTAGACGAAACATTTAGGCCAGAAAAATTTAAGTCAGATGAAGAGTGGAGAAAAAGTTATGATGAGTTGGAAAGAAACTTTCATACTCCTCCCTCTGATCAAGCACAAGAAGAACCATCAGAACTAAGTATTCCTGAAGCTACTCAAGATGCTCCTTTTGATATGGAAGCATTACAGAAAGAGTACATGGAAACTGGTGGTTTAAAGGATGCTAGTTATAAACTTTTAGAAGATGCTGGAATCAGTAAGCAGTACGCTGATACTTACATTGAAGGAGTAAAAGCTTTGGGTCAACAGATAGGTAATCAAGTAAAGGATTCTGTAGGTGGCTCTAGTGACTATCAGAACATGGTAGAATGGGCGCAAGCTAATTATACTCCTGAACAAATCCAGGCTTATGATAACGCTGTTAACAGTGGTGATGTTCAACTGGCTATGCTGACTGCCAGAGGACTCCAAGCTGACTATCAGAATTCTTCAGGATATGAAGGACAAACTGTAAGCGGAGACACTTCTCTGAGGATGAGTGATAGCTCCGATGTCTTTCGTAGTAATGCTCAGGTAACTGAAGCTATGAAAGATCCTAGATATGAAACTGACATGGCTTATCGCCAAGATGTCAGAGATAAACTTGAGAGATCTGAAGTATTTTCTTTAGGTGCTACTTAAGAGAGTAAAGCACAACGAGCTATAGAGTAATTAAACAAGTAGACAAAGACCTGCTGAGGTGGATAATCTTTAGTTGAAAGTTGGTGAAGAAGTATAGCAATTTTTGTTATAGGTACTTTTTATTAACTTAATTAAAGGAGACTTGCTATGGGTACAACTGCAACTACTGCACCCGTTCAAGTAATGTCTCGCTCTGGTCAAAAAAATAGTACTGGTGATTCCAGTGCTATGTTTCTTAAGGTCTATGCTGGTGAAGTATTGACCGCTTTTGAGCAAGCTAGTGTTACGATGGACAAGCACGTTATCCGTTCTATCAGTTCAGGTATTTCAGCTCAGTTCCCACTTGTGTGGAAAACTGCTTCAGTTGAATACGCCTATGTTAACAGCTCAGGTAGTACTGCTACTACGGCTGTTGAACTTGATGGTACGGCAATCAATAAGAATGAGAAGGTCATTCCTATTGACGGTCTGTTACTTGCAGATCACTTTGTCAACAACCTTGACGAAGCTATGAATCATTATGATGTACGTTCTATTTATGCTAAAGAGGCTGGTATTATACTTGGTACTCAATGGGATAAGAATGTACTTCAAGAAGGTGTGTTAGGAGCACGTTCCTCTACGCTCGTTACGAGTGGTAACGGTGGAGCTGTACTTACTAACTCCTCTTATGGAACTTCCGGTTCTACTTTGGGTGGTGGCTTGTTTGATGCTGCTGAAGAATTAGATGAGAAGAATGTTCCTGAAAATGATAGATATATGTATGTACGCCCTGCCCAATATTACTTAATGGCAGAAACGACTGACCTGATCAATCGCGATTGGGGTGGAAGAGGAGTATATGCAGAAGGTGAAGTTATGAAGATCGCTGGTATTCATCTTGTGAAAACTAACAATCTTCCTATTACTACTGTCAGTGATTCTACTGGAGTCACAACTCATGAAGGTAACTTCTCTACGACTAAGGCATTAGTTATGCACAAGTCAGCAGTAGCTACTGTTAAGTTGTTGAATCTAGCAGTTGAAACTGAATACGACATTAGACTTCAAGG